CTTTAATATAGAATATGACAATGAACCATATTATTATGAAGTTAAAAAACTTTTGGGACTGCTTGAGTCCGCTGTTTGTATCATTGGTTTTAACCTTAAATTTGATCTTCATTGGCTTCGCCATATTCTTCCTGCCTATCGTCCTCCTCGTATTTGGGACTGTCAACTTTTTGAGTTTATTCGATCTAATCAAAATAATTCGTATCCTTCCCTAGATGAATCTTGTCTATCTTACAATATTGCCGGTAAGTTCGGTGATATCTCTACCCAGTATTGGGAAAAGGGAATCGATACCACTGAGATTCCCGAATCAGAACTTCGGGATTATCTCCGGAACGATCTACTCATTACGGCAGCATTGTTCCAGCACCAATACGAACAGTTCACAGGAAAACGACGGACTCTCTTTCTACTCCATTGCAAAGACGAGCTAGTACTACAGGAGATGGAATACAATGGACTCAAATACAACACAACTGAATCTCTTCGGTTGGGAGGAAACGTCCACACCGAACGAGAACAAATCCTCACCGAACTCAACGGTCTATCGGGAACCGATTCCATTAACTGGAACTCCTCCGATCATCTCTCCGCTTTCCTATTCGGAGGTTTTATCAAGCTTGATGGGACAGAGATCGCCGAGAGAGTTCTCAAATCAGGCGCAGTCAAGAAGTATGAACGAAAGTGCATCATCCGAAAGGAGTTCACTCCAAGGCTCAGTCCTGCCAATGTCCCAGAGACAAAGCCAACCTCCGAGTATACAGATGCAGACCTTGCAATCATTAATGAGGATCGTATCCGAAAGGGCTTACAACCCTTCTGTCGTATCTACTCGGTTTCCGAGGATGTCCTCCGATCTCTTCGAACCCGGGATCGTACCACCAAGAGGATCATCGAGCTTGTTCTGAAGTTGTCACAACTAAAAAAGCTGGAGACTACCTACTACTATGGTATTCCAGCACTGATTAAAGAAATGCACTGGCCTAAGGATACTATTCATGGAACAATCAACCAATGTCGAGTCATCACAGGAAGAACCTCCAGTAGCAAGCCTAACTTACAGAACTTCGATGGAAGTCTGAAGCATCTATTCTATTCTAGGTATTGATATGGAAAGTAATTACTGGAAGTATTATGAAACTAATCAAAGATATAAAGAAAAGAATAAAGAGAAAGTAAAACAATGGGCTAAAGATTGGCATCATAAAACAAAACTGTTGCCTGAACATCACCGAAAGCGCCTTTTAAAGTACGCAAAAGCACGAGCAACTAAACATTCAATTGAGTTTTCTTTAACTCTTGAAGATATTAATATACCCGAAAGATGTCCTATTCTAAATGTTGTCTTTGACAACGATAGATATAGTGCATCTCTGGATCGTAAAGATCCAACCAAAGGTTATACTTCAGATAACGTTTGGGTTATTTCTCATCGGGCAAATGCAATGAAGTGGGACTCCACAAAAGAAGAGAGGCTCGCATTTGCCAATTGGGTATTGTCTGAAGAAGGAGGTAAGTGAGCCTTGTTAATCAACTTAGATGCCAAGGCACTTCCTTGAATGGATTTGTGCAACGTATCTATCCCAAGACGAAGTAGCAATTAAAGAACAAGAGGATGGTATAGATGTTCACTCCGATAACCAGAAAAGATTTGGATTACCTTCTAGACTTACAGCAAAGACTTATCTCTTTAGGCTCATATACGGCGGATCAGCGTATAGCTATTCTGCTGACCCAGACTTTACTGACGTTTCTACTTCTGAAAAGTACTGGCAACGGATCATCGACGCCACCTACGATAAGTACCGAGGACTCGGACGGTGGCATGAGAGCCTGATGAATGAAGTAGTAATGACTGGTCGTATTGAAATGGTGACTGGTCGTGTATATAATTACGTGGCAAAGACGAACAAGCGAGGCGAGAAAGTCTGGCCTCGTACTCAGATCCTGAACTATCCGGTTCAGGGTTTAGGTGCAGATGTGATGGCTATTATTCGCGTATTGCTCAAGCGGATGCTTGATGTGCGAACGCTGAAAACGAAGCTACTCTGCACAGTGCATGATTCTGTACTCCTTGATGCCCCAGACGATGAGGTTGACGAGGTAGTCAGGTTATGCTATAAGTCATTCGAAGCCTTCCCGAAACAATGGGAAAGGATGTTCGAATGCAAATGGAACGTACCTCTAAAAGTTGAGGTACAAATTGGCCCCACATGGGGCGAAATGAAAGAGGTGAACTAATGGGTGTTATTAATATTGTCTCCGTGGGTCCTGCCGAAGTCAAGCAAAGCAAGACGGGTAAGAGTTATTCCCAAGTGGAAGTCTTCTACAAGGATGAGGACGGCAAGCCTCGTTCGAAGAAGATTATGTCCTTCTCTAGGGATATCTATCCGACTGTTAGCAAGGCTTCTCCCGGAGAGGCGTACTCCGTTACGTCCGAAAAGAAGGGAGACTTCTGGGAATGGACCTCAATTAATAAGGCAAACGGATCGTCAGCAGCGTCTGCGACTCCGTCCCTTTTGGACCCCGGCCAACGGGTAGTCCAACGTAGCTTCCCCACTTCTGACCACAAGGACGCGCAAATCGCCCGTGCCGTGGCTCTGAAGGGCGCTATCGAGTATCTGGCTACCTGTGCCTCAGGTAAGGCTGACAAGAGCCTACAGGCCGTTCTAGATACCGCAGCGTCGATGGAGGTATATTTGATGCAAGGTGCCGAAGGCGTAGCGAAGGCGGCCCTAGCCGCCGAAGCGAAGCAAGCCAAGGTAGGAGTTGTAGCCGCAGGAGATGGAGATTTTGATGACGACATCCCGTTCGAATGAAACAAAACCCTTAAAGACCCGGGTTTGGTATATTATCTGGGACCCCTTTAATGACTGGTGGGATATTAAGAATAGTAAAAGTGACATTCTTCCGGGAGAATATTATTATGAACTGGAACTTCCACTAATGAAGGAGGTCCTACCCAAGCCAATTAACCTTGGAAGGATTAAGGTAGCTCCATGACCCTTGCGCTAATCGATGCCGACATTCTTGTCTACCGTGTAGGCTTTGCCTCGGAGGATCAGCCGAGCGGCATCGCATTGGCGCGACTTCGGGAAACTTTTGGTGGCATCCTCAGGTCTCTGGACCTACAAGATTACGTTGCTTATCTCACGAGTACCGATCACTCTAATTTTCGGTATAAAATATACCCAGAATACAAGGCCAACCGGAAACAACCAAAGCCTATCCATTATGACCTGTTACGTGCAGCACTGGAGGAGGACTACGGAGCTAAAGTTGTTTATGGGTATGAAGCAGATGATGCAATTGGAATCCATAACTTCCAAAGACAGGGGGATGCCATCGTTGTTTCTATCGACAAGGACCTCAAGCAGCTACCCGGCAAGCACTATAACTTTGTCAAGGGTATCCTCTTTAATGTAACCCCGGAAGAGGGCCTGAAATATTTCTACAACCAGTTGCTAATGGGCGACAGAACTGATAATATCCCGGGACTCACTGGAATCGGTGAGAAGAAAGCCGCCGCTGCGCTAGCCCGGGCTGGTGTTGAAGAACATATGTTTAAGATAGCTACGGAGATGTATAAGAAAGAGTTCCCGGATACGTGGGAATCCGAGATGCTCCGCAATGGACGGTTACTGAAGATCCTGCAAAAGGATGATGAACTTTGGGATTTCCCCGACGTAGACGCAACCCAAACAGAAAGATCAGCAACAAACGATCCGGACTAGAGGTAGCATTTGAGGAACTTCTTATCTCTCTGGATCTTCCTCATGATTACGAGAAGGTAACTCTTAAATATAAACAGCCAGAGACCTTACGTAATTACAAGGCAGACTTCACCCTGAAAGAAGAAAAATACGATCACGTCATTCTGGAAACCAAAGGAAGGTTCACGTCTGACGACAGGAAGAAGATGCTGCTGCTCAAGGAACAATATCCAGACAGGCTGTTCATCATGGTGTTCAGTAGACCAAGGAACACTCTCTCCAAGAAAAGCAATACAACCTACGGAGAATGGTGTGATAAGTTCGGCCTGACATGGTTAGCTCTTGATGATATAAAGGAAGATCCACAATGCCTATTGTCTTTAATCCAAAGAAAAAGGACTGGGAGTTCAACCCAGAAACCCAAGCAGAAGTCGACGCTTTCTTCCAAATCGGTAAAGTCGTCGTTATGCAAAAGCTCACGGAAAAATTCGCGGCCGAGTCGTTTGACGAATGGCTGAAGATTTCTAAAAAGAAAATGTTCGAAGCCTAATATGAAAATTCTATTGTTAGATATTGCTTGGTTAGCTGGAATCCTCGAAGGAGAAGGGTGTTTCCAAACTAGAAAATCAGGAGGGTATAAAGGAACTCCTTGTATTAGTTTACAAATGACTGACAAAGATACTGTAGAAAAAGTATCTAAACTTTGGGATGCTAAATTGTATGGACCGTATGGACCTTATGGAAAATCAAAGTTACAAACATGGCAAGTAAACATCTTTGGTAAACAAGCCGCTGAATGGATGATGACTATCTATACTTTAATGGGACAACGAAGACAAGAAAAGATCAAATCTATTTTAGCAATATGGAAAACACAACCCGTAATGAAGTCAGGTAGAATGGCATTGTGTCATCCAGATAAACCCCGCCATGCAAAAGACAAATGCATGGTTTGTTATAATAAGGAATATCATGCGAATTTTGCTTTTGGACATAGAGACAGCCCCTAACACAGCGTTTGTCTGGGGTCTGTTCAAACAGAACGTGGCTATTAATCAGATCAAGCAGACTAGTTATGTACTTTGTTGGTCAGCTAAGTGGCTTGGAGAAAAAGACATCTTCTTCTCTTCTGTAGACAAGGACTACGAAGAAGACATGCTCAAGGGTATCCATGAGCTTCTAGATCAAGCAGATGTTGTCGTTCACTTCAACGGAACTTCTTTTGATATTCCGACTCTGAATAGGGAGTTTGTACTTAATGGTCTTCCTCCTCCTGCTCCATACAAGCAAGTGGATCTACTGAAGGTAGCCAAGGACAAGTTCCGATTCACTTCCAATAAGCTAGACTTTATTGCTCAACAGTTCAAGCTCGGGAAGAAACACAACACTACCTTCGATCTCTGGGTTGGTTGCATGGATGGAGACAGTAAGTCGTGGGAAATCATGGAAGAGTATAACAAGAACGACGTAGTTCTTCTTGAGCGTCTCTACCAACGCTTCCTCCCATGGATCAGCAAGCATCCCAACATGGCTATCTATACCAATGCTAGGGTGTGTTGTCCCAACTGTGGTAGCATGGAGCACCAGAGGCGTGGCTTCCACTACACCACAGTAGGTAGGTATCAGCGCTACGCTTGCAAGAAGTGTGGCAACTGGTTCAGGGATGGAACTAATAGGGTACCCATGCAAAAGGAGGTAATGAGGAATGTTGCCTAGGGAACAACGAGCCGCACTGTTAAGTAGTAAAGAGTATATGGGACTATGGCGAAGAGGTGTACTAGATAGAGTTGTAAGTGCCCAGAAAGCACTTAACAATTTTTTAGCTTATGGTTATGATCCCGGATACTTACAGTCGGCCTGTGAGGAATTGTATAAAGCAAGAGTAGCTTTTAATAAAAGCGAGGAAAAGGAAAATGCGAACTCCCAAGTGTAACGTGGCAGATGTCGAAACAATCAAGGCCGAGATCGAACAAGTCGGAGCCTTGCAAACGGCGCGGAAGTGCAATACTTCTTATACAACAATTCTAAAAATCAAGAAGGGAACCTATGTCGCCCGAACAGACAACCGAAGTGGACTCCAATGGATTCCAGAAGAGGCCACCCAACCCGCCCCCTAAGGGCGGGTGGTGGTGGCAAGTCTTTCACGAGCGGGACGGATGGGCTAGTACTACTAAACCCCAACGTCTCGCAGCTTTTCTAGTAATTACTATTCTTGTCCTTTTTTTTGCTTATAAGGAAAAGATCCCAGATGGCTTTGCAGAAATGGCAGGCATCTATCTAGCCTACGCAGTAGGTGCTCGTTGGGCATCTCAGGCTAGCTTCAAGAAGGAGGGTGGAAATGTGGATGGGACTGGCTCTTAAGTTTCTCAAAGACAACTGGCTATGGTTTGTAGCTGCCCTGTGTATCTTCGGAGCCTTGTCTATCACCTTCTACTCCGGTTACAAGGTAGGAGATGCTGGTCGTATCAAGGTTCAGGCAGAGTACGATCAGTATAAGTATGATCAGGAACAGAGGTTCTCTCGTCTTCGGACAGGACTGATCCGGGATGCTACCATTGCCAATCAGCAACTCAAGCAACAAGAACGGGAAAGGGAAGAGAATGACAAAGTCAACAAGCAAAAACTGGCAAAGATCCAAAAGGAACTTAATCGTATTAAGCTCGATGCTGCTTTTATCGAGTTGCTCAACGACAGTGCCAACAGGAAATCCCCTCCCAAGCCCGACCAGCGAAGTGATGGCCCCGGGAATGAAGACACCCAAGCCAGTACTGATGGTGGGGGAAATTCCGGGCAAGGAGTCAAAGCCCGAGAGTTCACTCTCTACGATCTTGGAGAAACTGTTCTAGAGAACAACAAGAATCATCAGGACTGCATCGATCAAGTAGTCTGGTGGCAAGAGTTCTACAAGAAGATGTACCAGCAATTCGAAGGAAAATAATAATGACATATCCGTTGGACAAGCTTCTTGCCTACCTGAAGACTGTCGACGAGGTCCAGATTCTTGAACTTCTGGACCTCTCGACGGAGGACATACTCACTCGGTTTCATGATCGTGTGTCTTCTCGCAGGCAGTATCTAGAGAAAGAATTGGAGGTCCTCTATGAAGAGGATGTTGAGGGCCTTATGGAAGAATGGGATGGAGAAAGAGAGGATTGGGAATGACTTCAGCGGCTAACGCCAAACAGATAGGTGGACAGCACTACAAGACAAATGCGATTCAGCCTTGGGACTATATTCTAAGTAATAACCTTGGGTATCTTGAAGGTACAGCAATCAAGTATATCACTCGTTGGAAGAGTAAGAATGGTGTCGAAGATATTAAGAAAGCTATTCACTTTTTGGAGAAACTCATTGAACATTACTACGAACAGGAACAAGCCGTTCAGGTGGCCGTGGATAAGGGTGTATCCGATTCAGGGGATGTTGATTGGGCTGGAATGGGATTGGGACCTAAAGTGGTTCTCGGTAAACCTTTTGGTTCTTAAGATCCTCGTCGTATATAACAATAACTACAAAGAGTTCTACTATGACAATGACTGACTATCAGAAGTATATCCATCTGTCTCGCTATGCGAGGTACTTGGATGACAAGAAGAGGCGAGAGACTTGGGAAGAAACCGTTACCCGCTATTGCGATTTCTGGAAGAATAAGTACGAGGTCTTCCCCTACGATGACATCAAGCAAGCCATCCTCAACATGGATGTAATGCCCTCTATGAGGGCCATGATGACAGCAGGGGAAGCCCTTGACAGGGACAACGTAGCAGGGTACAACTGTGCATACATCGACGTAGATCACATCAGGTCGTTCGATGAGATCATGTACATTCTTATGTGCGGTACGGGTGTGGGTTACTCAGTGGAGAGGGAATATGTCCAGAAACTACCGGAAGTCCCAGAAGAACTTCGAAACACAGATACTACAATTATTGTTCAAGATAGCAAGATTGGGTGGGCGACCGCTCTGCGAGAACTGCTTTCGCTTCTCTACGCGGGTAAGATCCCCGCGTGGGATCTCTCCAAGGTTAGGCCAGCAGGCGCTCGCCTCAAGACTTTCGGAGGAAGAGCTAGTGGTCCGGGACCGCTGAACGAACTATTTGAATTCTCTGTCGGGTTGTTTCGGGGCGCCTTGGGGCGCCGCCTCAACCCTCTTGAAGTTTCGGATCTGGTGTGCAAGATCGCAGATGCAGTGATCGTCGGTGGTGTCAGGCGCTCGGCTTTGATCTGCCTCAGTAACCTGACAGACGAACGGCTTCGGACGGCCAAGAGTGGCAATTGGTGGGATGACTACGGTCATCGTGCTAACGCCAACATCTCGGTTGCCTATACTGAGAAGCCAGACATCGGTATATTTATGAAGGAATGGAATGCCCTGTATGAATCAAAGTCCGGAGAGAGAGGAATATTTAACAGAGTTGGCGCTCAAGCTAAGGCAAAGATGGCAGGACGAAGAGACCCAACTCCAGCATTTGGAACTAATCCTTGTGGAGAGATTGTCCTTCGGCCTAAGGAATTCTGCAACCTATCTGAGGTTGTTGTCCGAAGTAAGGATGATGCGGAGTCACTTGAAAGAAAGGTTGCTATCGCTACCATCATCGGCACATTTCAATCGACTCTCACCGCCTTCCGATACCTTAGACCTATCTGGCGAAAGAACGTCGAGGAAGAACGCCTTCTCGGAGTTTCGCTCACCGGAATCATGGATAACGGACTTCTGGCCCGAGAGCCATCGCAAGACTTACTATTGAGGCTCAAAAATGTTGCTATCGAAACGAATAAGGTATGGGCTGAAAAGCTTGGGATCAATCCTTCTGTTGCTATTACTACCGTTAAGCCTTCTGGTACCGTATCCCAACTTGTCGACTCTGCTAGCGGTATACACCCTAGGCATAGTCATTACTATATTCGCACTGTGCGGGCTGATGCCAAAGACCCTCTCGCTTATTTCATGGAGACGGAAGGGGTGCCGGTTGAACCCGATGTCACGAAGCCAGAGTACACGCGGGTCTTCTCGTTCCCGGTGCGTGCCCCCAGTAATAGTATCACCCGCAATGACATCTCTGCACTCGCCCAACTTGAGCACTACTTGCTCTTCGCCAAGTACTGGTGCGAACACAACCCCTCAATCACCGTCTACGTGAGGGAGAACGAATGGATGGAAGTAGGGGCATGGGTATACAAGCATTTCAATGATATCGGTGGAGTCTCTTTCCTCCCATACTCAGAACATACCTATCGCCAAGCTCCTTATCAGGAGTGCAGTAAAGAGCAGTACGAAGAATTCAAGAGGCATATGCCTACCAACATTGCGTGGGACGAGTTCGTCGAACTGGAAGACCAGACTACAGGCTCTCAAGAGATTGCCTGTCTTGCTGGTGTATGTGAGATCTAATAGAGGAGTATTATAGATGGTAATTTATGAAGAGTGGATTGATATCAATGAACTTCTGGATATGCTGGAAGAGCAGATGAAGAATGATGATGATCATACCAGCAGTTGGATGGACGCTCTGGACGAGCGAAGCGAGGACGCGAGCGAAGCAGCAGTCTTTGCTGCACTTCGAAGCTACTAGGAAAAGAGAAGGGCCGCCTAAGCGGCCCCTTTCTCTTCTGCAATCTCTACTAGTTTCTTTAGGTCGTTTAGTCGATTAAGCCAACCACGGAGATACTTCCGAAAGCGGGGAGACTCAGCTAGATTAAGATAATGCTGCTTTCTGATATCGAGGTAGTCATGGACATTCTTAGCCTTCTTCAGCCAGTGCGTAGCGCGACCTACTCCACAGTTTACAGCGGTATCAAAGACCACTATGTTCAAGGGGTAATCCAGTTCGGAACACCCGGCCTTAGCCCAGTAGTCCTCGTAGTAAATGTAAACGGCATCGATCATTTTAAGTTCGGGGATGTTCAGGTGGGGATAAGCCGCCTTTGAAATCCCATACTTCGTTTGACCACCCGGATCATCAGGGTCGTCAACGTACCCGCCCTCCCACTTCAGGACAAACTGAAACCCTTCTTTGAATTGGCTTAGATTCATTTCTTAGGATGAGAGACAACATCTCTCCTCAGTTCACGAATCTCGGCCTTAATCTCCTGCGTTTGTTCACGCATAGTATCCTTTAATTCCCTTGTCGTTTCTTTACTCACGAGATCTTGTTGAGCATCCCGTTCAATTTGACGAATAGTAAATTGGTCATGATCTCTGGCAATCTGTTCTACCTTCTGGTTGAGGATAGCCCAAGACATACTGAGTGTAGCAACTACACCAATAAAGTACAACCAGTCTTTCAGGGTAAAACTTTTAAAGTCAGGCAAAGACATTATTCCTCCTCCAGTTCATCAGGGTCCGGTACAGAAACAGAAGGCGAAGATGAATCGTCTGGAGTAAGTAACATACGCTGTCTCATTTTCCACTTATCACTAGGAGACATCGAAAGAGCCGAACGCTGTATCTTAGTAAGTTTGCGCCGTTTCATTTCGTTAATTACGCGATTGAGGTATCCAGAAAAATCTGCCCCAGTTTCAGCTAGAATTTCCATTGCTCGTTGGTCTATAGCCTCATCAGACATGGCAGTAGGCAAACCTTGCATACTGTCTGCTCTGAGCGAGACCAGATGTGCCAACTTCTTTTTCTTCTTGGCGTCTAGCCGATCAATCTCTCGTTCAATATCTCGTGCTTTCCTCTCATCCAACGAATGTTTGCCTGTCAGCATAAGAGTAATAAAATCGCTTGGCTTTCTTTCAACTGCTCCCTCAATAGAGGTTGTCTTCAGGCCCATAGAGGTATCCCCAGAATATAAATATTCAATTAGGGGATGAACCACTGACGGAGTAATCTGTCTCATGGGTTGATAGAATTCCGTAGCAGACGGAGCGTCGATTATACCATCAGTTGCCGCTGAAAGTCCATACTTGGTACCCTTGTAGGCGATCTGGAAAAGAGCCGAAGCAAAGGGGAATAGGGGCAAGGTTCCAACGTCATCGAGGGCAATAGCTCCCATCGAGGGAGCAAAGTTAACCCCTCCCGGGAATCCCAGAACCCTAGACACAGCAGCCGGGGTACCATAAGCAAGGATGTCAGGAATTCCTGCCTTAAGGAAAGCCACACTGGAACTGGGCCAGTCCATCTCTCCCGGGAAGGCATAATTAATCATATTCACCAAAGCGTCATACTCTCCGACGAACGGCATACCACCAGCACCAGCCATCAGCATAAAAGTAGCCATACTAGTCAGCATAGGCTTATAGGCTTCCATATCCTTCGGATTACGCTTAATCGCCTGAAGCATTAAGTAGAGGTTACCAAGGTATGCATTCCGGAAGACGGCAAAGGGAGAAGCGGCCTCTCCAAGCATTCCGTTATCCTGATACATCAGAGGACGGGAAGCCCTGTCGTAGTTAACCATGGTCATACCCATGGCGATACGAGCAGAATTACGAGCTACCTCAGGAGGAAGACCCTTCATCCTATAATATTCATAGGCAACCATGTAGGTCTTCTCTCTGGCCTTCTGCTCCAGACGTTCGTTAATCCATCCACTATACTTCTTGAAAGTCTCCCGCCGATTCTCTAATCCCTCTTCACGGAACTCAAGACTGAGCTTGGGTTCGGTAATCCCTTGGTCCCTAGCCCACTTGAGAGCAGCGGCATGTTCAGGACCCAGTTCATCAGCAGACTTGGCAATGACCTTGGCAAACGCCTTTAGAGCACCATCACTCTTCACTCCCGAATAGACATCCAAGAGTTGTAGGATGGCTATCACATGAACAGGCTGAGATACGTTAGCTAACCAGTTGGCAGGGTTAACGTGGAGCTTCATCACACCGAGCCAGTTACGGGTACCACGCACCAGATCCTTGACCAGATTCGGATCAAGTTCTGCCTTGATCAGAAGATCCTTGACTTTATTGTCTACCCAAGAAAGATTGTTGGAATTTTTCCCTACAAAGTTCTTGCCATACTTCTCCAGATAAGCCAGAGTATTCTTGAGAGGGGGATTCTTATCATTACCATACGCCTTCTCTCCATGTCTCTCAGACGGATTGAACGTCTCTCTGGTCAGACCCATAAGAGGAGTATATACATCCTCCATGAACATCACATTCTTGTACGTCTCGGCTACTTCCCGAGCGTACCTATCGTAGACTCGACGAGCGTCGTCCGTTCCTACGGTTTCCTTCCGAAGGTGTTCTTCAGCAACCTTAGGATTCTTCTCATTGAGATAACCAGACACACCCTTCTGTTCTAGGAAGTGCTTGCTCCATTCCTTGTTCGAAGCATCTTCCAGTTTCTGGATACCGTCAGCAGCCGTAGGATCAAGCTTCAGGACTTCTTGAAGATTAAGGTGAGCTTCCATGTTGGCACGGTACGAGGACATGAGTCCTTGACTAGCATCGTCCCAATGGAAGACCCTATAAGGATTAGGATCGGAAAGATTACGAGGATTAGGGGCGATCTTATAGCCGGATGCCATGGCACCCGCAGCAAATGCTCTAGCTGCTCGTCCATTGTTAAATCCACGGACATAGATAACCTTGTCTTCTCCATTAATATTCTTCTGGAGAAAGACCTTGTAGGCTCCTGTGTGGTAGTGCGGCATGAACCCCGGTACCCGGGTAATACCCTGCCCAGTGAGCTTCTTGGACAAGAAGTTCATGATCGTGTAAAGGAAGTCTACACCCTTACCAAGCTGAAGATAGGCGGTTACTTCTTCCGGAGTCAAGCCCTTAGCCTTGAGCATTTCTTCAGTAGGCCAGAGAAGATTCTTATCAGTAAGTTCCTTACGACCCTTCAGGGTATCGAAATCTGCCACAACCTTCATGACATTATCTTTACCCTTCTTCTTTAGTTCATAAAAACCCTTAGCTTCATTCTCTTTAAACTGGTGGTAGATCTTGTCGCCCTCGTGGGCCATGATCATACCTTTAGTAGTAATAAAGTTTACAAGGCGAGAGCCAAAGCCAGCGCCTGAGGTAACAAGGCGAATAGCCAAAGGGTTAAGGTAGTTCCGACCAAAAATGCCAAGATTGATATCCTCACGAACCGCATCTTTTCCCTCCATCCTCATAAATTCAGTAGCTGACATATCAGTTAAAGTCAGAAGCTTCTCACGAGCAGACATCTTGGCATCAAAACCCAATTCAGCCCTCAAAGTCTCCTTATAGAAATCCTTCCTATCCCAGATATTCGTAGCGTTCTTTTCAATCCAATCGGCCAATGCTTTGTTCTTCGGGTCCGTCATCAGCATCTTATGAACGAACTCTTCCTTCTCATAAGAGGTTTGCAGATGATCCCAAAACACACGCCAGAAGTTATTGTCCTTACCATTATTGTGTATCTGATCAGCAACATCAATTTGAATATCTTGCTTCTTTTGAATAGTATCCAGAAGAGGTTTCTTAACTCCAGAATAACCTTGCCCCTTATCATTCTTATTAAATTCACCACTTCGCATTCCACGATCCATGCCCTGATCTCGCATGGTGTATTCATACCAAGCCAGACCAACGTCGTAGAGATTGGTAGCTCTACCTTGGGTAGAACCACGGAAAGTGGAGAAGAAACGATGGGTATTAGAGGAAAGGAAATCCTTGGATGTCGGAGGAAGAAGCTTCTCTATCTCAGCCGGATGGACTTCAATCTTCTTAAGAGCTTCTTTCAGATCCCGATGGACAATCTTTTGCTTGCCATCCTTGAAGAATTCGTAGTCTAGTTTCGGATTAAGGATCTCGGCAAAGAACTCTCGAACAGACTCGAAACCACGGAAAGGAGTACCCTTGGTAGGAAGGGTCTCCGTCATTAAGTCTTTCTTGACCAACTCCTGCATCCGAGGAAAGACCTCCTCGTAGAACTGTTTGAAAGGGGCCAACTTGGGATTTGGATTCTTGGGATTGTCCGCAGCCATTGCCGTTTCGATGTTGGCAAGGCGATTGACAGTTCTAGCATGTCCCAGTTCATGGAGAAGAACAGCATCGAAAGCTTCCGGAGTAGGTTCCTTGCTATAGAGAACTTCTCCAGTAGTGGGATCTACTCCATCTTCCTTCATACCCTCATCAAATCTCTTACTAACTCTTACCGAATCAGGGATGGCTTCATAACGAGCACTGGTACCATACTTAATGGCTTGTTCCGGAGTAAGAGCAAGGATAGAGGTCCAATTGAGACCCTCCACAGCCGAACGCTCCAAGAGCCAAGCAGCGTAGGCTTTGGTATGGGCATCCTTGGAAGTATGAAAAATAATCTCTAGAGCTTGAGGAGCATTGTTCATCCTATTCGTAGCATCTGGATCGGTACGCAAGATCCAGTCGGTATAGGATGGATTCTCCCGGAAGAACCGTTCACGAGTCTCTTCCCAAGTCTCGTCAGCCTTATGAGCAGTCTGCCACTCATTCAGCTTCATTGTCCGATCAATAATATCCTGCTTCTTGGCGTAATAAGCCTCTTCACCTTGAGAATTGAGCTTTGCCAGTTCATCGGCCAGTTTTGTCGAAGGACTGTTCTGCCACTTATAGCGACCATAGTAACCGAACCCAAGACCGGTAGCAGTCTCAGTAATCCGGTTAGCGAAGTATCTTTTATTGAGAGAGCCATCAGGATTATGCATAACATAAGGACTGACGCTCTCTTCGTTGGTACCAGCACTAGCTGTCAGAGCATCGGCAGCAGCCCCGAGTACAGTATTGGAACCAATAGCAAGACCGGCTGTTCCGGCCACGGACTTAGCCATGCCGGGAATCTTCAGGCCGAGGAACGTAGCAGCGGCTTGAGGCACAGCCATGTTAAGGGCCGTAAGTGCCCCTTCCCCGGCTTGTACGGCGTCTCCAGCAGTTCCAGATAGGGCACCTATACCAGCCACTACTGCGGCCGGTGCGCCGCCCGCTAGCAGGGCTGGCAAGCCTCCTACGCCTTCTGCCACCATGCTTCCCATGCCTTGGCTCTTACGCTCCTTGGGATCGATCAAGGCACTACCAATAGTTTCCTTGACAACATCTCCACGCCTGAAGATCTCATCTCCAACACCCATAATGGTTTCATAATCTATAAGATCACCGGCACCACGAACGAGACCACCACCAAGCTTGGTAACCAAGTCGGCAGGCATACCAATAGCAGTATTGAGAAGACCCTGAGCAGCAGAACGCCAGAGACCGGGACTCTCGCCTTCCTCTTCTACAGGCTTATCCTGATAGGCAAGCCAAGGCTCTTCCTGTTTCGGTTTTACCGGTTCAGGTTCTGGAGTCGAAGTATACTTTGCCCAAGGTCCATCCTCCTCTTGTACTGGAGGTTCGGTTCCTTGATAATTTTCCCAAGGTCCAGACATTAAACTTTTTCCCAGTTCGCTTTATTCTTGGGATCTCCACCCTTAAATTTGTAACCTCCCTCAATGGTGCCAACAGCGGGAGGCCCCTTGGTAATAGGCTTCGTCGTAGTAGGAGTGGGAGCTTCGCTCACAGGGCCACCCGGAAGATTTTCGATCTTCCTAACGGTAGCACCCGGAGGAACAGTAATACCAGTACGTTCTTTAATGGCTTTCTTAAATCCAGTATAGCCGGGGAGTCTTTCTTCGATATTAGCAGCGACCTGTTCTTTACGAGCTTGGATTTCTTTATCAAGTTCTGCAATTCGCTTGTTCGCCACTTTACGTTGACTTTCAGATCCGTACTGGCTGAGTTGGATTTGATCAGCCTTAGCCTTTTCACGAGCCTTAATTTCCGGATCGTTTTGGACCTTGTCATCAACAAGCTTCTCAATTTGAGTACCAAAAGCCATCTTGGTAGCCATGGCAATATCAAGTTCAGAAGGTTTAGTAGCTCCCTGTTTTCCATCCAAATAATCTTTGACCTTGTTATAAGCCGCTGCTTCTGTTTCCGACTTAGTCATAGGTTTATTATTGTCAGATTCAACTCGGACCTTAGCCACAGCAAGATTATTAGCCCTAGCAAGACGATTCTGTTCAGCAGTATGTTCTTGTTGATCATTTTGTCTAGCCAGATCATAGTTGGCTCTAGCTCCAGTCGTAATCAGTTCTTTGTTGGTATCCAAACCACTCTGGAAGGTCTTCATATCCTTCTCTTGAATCATCTTGATCATGGAAGGAGCAGCCTGAGATTGGGCCTGAAGCTTTTGCCAAGCCTCAATAGAATAGGTTTCAGGAAAGCCTTTAATGCCACGTTGATCCGCAATCTGCTTGGCAATAGTCCACTTTTGGGCACGAGTCTCGTCGGTATCGTCAGGAGCAAAGACAGAGGAGACAGCAACAGAGTCTTCTGCCTTTTGCAGGATCTGCTTACGCTGTACTTCGTTGGTCTTATCCAGAAGTTCTTGCATCCGAATGTTACGTTCGGTTTCCCGAGCTTTGTTGAACTCACCAGAGGCAATATCACGTTGTTCATTCTCAGCCTTAGCCAGTTCCAAGGCACGCTTGGCAGCATCGACTGGACGATTCAGCTTGGAAGTCTCCAGTTCGTCCTGTGTCTTCTGGCGAAGAAGATCCTCGCTAGCCAAGGCGCTGTCGCTGTGCATCAAAGAACGGGTATCCGCCATGCCACCACGGAATCCACCCATAGGGCTTTTATCGAGGATACTGATCGGTGTCATTCCAAATTGAGACATGCTCAACCTCCCCAGTCCATAATATCACCGATGGCAGAGCCATCAAAGGAACCACCCCAATCAAACAGACCATTGAGATCATTAATATTAAAATTACTCCAATCAATGTCATTATTTGCGATAGGAAGATTGTTTACTGGACTAAAGTCTGAACCATAACCAGAGAACCAATTAGTCCAATTCTGAGCATTTCCGGGAGTAATACCATACTCTTCAGCCAGACCCGGAGAGTTACCATTCCAGTCAGACCAGAGACCATTGAGAGAGCCAACACCCTTACCCAACATCTGAAGAAGAGATGCAGCATTCGTCGGAGAGATGCCAGATTGGCCGTTAGCCCCGCCACCTATTGCTTGTTGAATCCACTTCATAAGATCGTTGATCGGGTTGCTGCCAGTGCCACCACTGCCCGGGGTACCAGAACCCCCGCCAGTGCCACCAGAACCGCCTTGGCCGCCAAGCATACCGAGGGGATATAGGCGGGCAGCCAGAGCCTGTGCGCGTGCGTCTCCGGCCTGTCTACCGCCCTCCATGAGCATCTGTGCTGCCGTACCCGGATTAATCTCCGAACCACCGAAGCGGCCATAACGATCCGCCCATTCTCCGGTATACTTATTGGCAACGTCACCCATGAGGCGAGTCATATCTGCCGTGACACCCATGGCTCCACCTTGACCCCTAGCAGCGGCTTGAGGACCAAACTTATTGGTTGCCTCACGAAGCAAGGATTGGTAGATCGGGCTACTTTCAGGATTAGCCAGAAGCTCGTCTAGTTTGCCTTGATACTTGGTACGTTGGGAACCCCAAGGATCGGCCATTCCAGAGGCCCGTTCCCCAAGGGCTTCGTACCGACCAGCCTGTTCGTTCATCTCATCAGCACCACGCTGCGAGGCATACAGGGCTGAGAGGAGAGGACCTTGGTTCTGGGCAAAGTTCATTCCCCCACCAATTATGTTCTGGAGAAGAGAACCCCAATCCATACCGCCACCAGTGTTACCAGAACTGTCAGTGGGAGTTAAATTACCGGGTCCAAAAATATTCTGGTTACCATCCCAAGGACTAACTGGTTCTTGAGCACCACCATCACCGTGGGCTTCATATACAACCCTATTTGGATCTGTAATCCATGGAACGGAAGCACCAGAATTGGCACCATATTGGTCATAAAATTGGCTTCTAGTCATATTAGCCCAAGGATCTTGCAGAAAATTAGTTGCCATTACCCTCTCCTCCCACGATTGATCAGATTATTGATCGCAAAGTTACCGCCAGTTCTTATTCCAAACTTAGCCAGATTACCAAGCTGATTGAATCCCGGAATCATCGGGAGTCCTGCTGCTAGGATCTGAGGAAGAAGTGACTTCCAATTCCTGTTTCCTGCTATTGCATCTACAGCCCCTCGTCCAAGACCAGATGCTGCCAGTCCAATAGAAGATGCTCCTAGACCACCCATACCCATAGTGAAGAGAGCGGGCATAATTATATGTGCATTCTTCATGAACCAACCCTTGTCGGCATTCTGGTCATAATTCTTCCTATGGGTTACCCAACCATAGTTGGGATCATACCCAACCATCTTGGGATCATACACATTATTCTTGTCATCCGAAGTCAATGGGCGAAGATTTCTGAAGGAAGTATTAGAGGGGCCTTTGGGCATAGAAGCTTCCAACTTAGCCAAATCAGAAGTTGTTCTCCATCCAGCCCCTAAGGTGTTATCGTAAGGGTCTTGTCCAGCTTCATAATATTGAGCTTGCAATCCCTTAGGCCCATACTTAGCCAAAGAGTCTCTCAAATATTGGGGCATTTCTCCAGACTCATCAGCCCGATAGAAATTACCAGAACCAGCCCCTTCATAACCAGCATCATAGACATCCTGATACGCACCCTTACGGGTATCTCTCTGCATCACCTCAAAGGGATCAGAAGTATCATAACCGGGATTGGTTATCCTTTGCATAAAGGACTGAGGAGCTTGAGACATTATTTAGAACCCAATCGGCTTACGAGGACGATAACGGAACGACTGCTTTTGAGCGGTACCCATTGGATCAGTCGTTGTCGGAGTGCCGGTAGCCACAGGAGTAGCTACTGGAGCCGCTAGAGTTGCAGGGCTGGACGGAGGAACCGGAACAGCCGGAGCACCAAAAGTGGGTTGGCTATTGGTTCCAATTGACACGTTGCCAGCCTGTCCATACGGCTTACCAGTACTCGGATCAAGACCAACAGAACCACCGTAGCCCGGTTGAGGAACTTGATCCCTATTAGTGCCGGTAGCTTGGAAAGGAGAACCAGCCCCAAAAGCCCCTACAGAATAGCCTTGCGGCAATGCAGGAGCAGCCAAGCCTTGTTGTTTGGCCGTATGGTATTGTTGCTTGTACGCATCATACTGACTAGTCAACTTCTTATACGGATCGTTCGGATCAAACGATACGCGGTTTTCTTGCCGCAAACCCGGAAAATAGTTAGCTCTACTTGACCCATAAGTATTGATAATTCGATTACGATCATCGTTTGTGATGCCAGCTTGTTGCATCAGCATACTCAGACCACTCGGACTATTACCGCCAAGTTCATTCCAGTTCTTTGTAGCAAATGACCAAGCGGCATTGTGGCCGTATTGGTCCTTAATCCGATTAAACGTTTCCATCGCCATATCTTTAACCGGATCACCAGTCTTGTGCTGATCACCAAAGCGGAAGTTCGTAACGAAACCAACTGCATCTCCAGAGTTGGTGGGGGTATTATTGGGCATAGGATTCCAGTTCATTTGTCCTCCTGAAGGATTATATGTTTCTTGGCCGGGAGTAACACTTCCGGTATTTGGTGTAGGAATAGGCACGGCCGGTGCTCCAGTGCCGTGTCCTGAGATGTTAAGGGTACCTTCTCGACGAATTGCCATAGAGACTCCTAGTAAGCGATCTTGAAAGCGTGAAGTCTAGGATTGTTAGCTTCACCAGTTGCTGGTGCGGCTACACTAATAGAGACTCCAGAGTCATTCCAGAGAATGATTTTACGGGCGGCATCCGCCGAACCAGTTCGATTTCCATTGAGGTATTCCAGACAAGAAACCCTCAAATTCCAAACATGAGATGAGAATGTGTAGGTTATTGTTGGCAGGATTCTGTATATACAAGTTGTACGAACCGCTCCATTATTATCAGCAACAGCTAGAAATACACTATTACCAACGGTAGGAGCTACAGCCCCTGTAACCTTTAACTTCACATCGGCTTCTATATAGTATACACCGGGAACCCCTTGGGGCGCAATAGTATTGTTAGTGGTGTCATACAAATTTAGATAGTTGTGAATGGGTACATTCCACGTAATATGAGTTGCTGTACCAGTAGCACATGCCTGTTCTTGATTGGTAGTCATGGCACAATTAGGTGTCTTCAAGGCCCGATAAATATCCTGCTTCCAACGGGCCTCTACGGTATTGATGGTGCCACCTTGTATTCCGGCTCCATACAACGAAGGTTGTCTAATGTCCATTAATGATCCGCCAACGAAAGAGTTGTCTCAAGATGCCCCAATTCCAAATTCTCAGTAAGACTAGCTAGAATCTGGAGTGTATAATTTCTAGCTGTTCCAAAATTATACATGGTTAGAAAGGGATTATAGGCGGTTTGTTCCAAATCCAAAACTCTAGTTACCGAAGGAGCATTCGCAGCATCATCCCATTTATCAATCTCCAGATCCTTCCAAACTTGCACATATATATTATATGCTTCAGTGGTAAGAAGTGTCGATCTTGTAGAGGGATACATGCATTGAATCTTCATCTTATGTATGGTTTTACGATTCAGAGAATTAAACTGTAGACGATTTGTCCTCACAGCAACAGGAATGCGATAGGATAAAGAGACACCAGAATTACTTTCTCTAAACGTGTCCAAAGAACCACCATATGCTTCATAGCCCTCAGACAACTTACAAGGATGCATACCTATAGTATCTACTGCATCGTCTCCAATAACCCAAATCCAACGATTGGTGCCAGTAGATGAAGAAGTAACAGCAATTCTAATCTGTGGACAATCTAGACCAATGGAGAATCCACCCCCTTGCCATTCAGTAAATTCAAAAGCCAAGACCCACCAAGTCTTAGAAGTAGCGCAATATACCCAAGAACCAAAAAGAGATACATTGTCTGGAACTTCTGTTCCCATACTTCCAGTAGCATCTATATTCGGATAAGCTTCCCAGTTTGTAACAATATGTGTGGTACCCATTGTATAAAATGGATAAAGTTCTGCCCAGTATCTGGCTCCAGTAGACATCTGATGACTATGAGGGACAGAAGAAATTAATTCTGGTGTATAGCCAGACATACGATACAACCCCAAACTACCAGTATCCATACTATTACCGATCCAGTACAGATCATCATCTATAATACACCACGCTTTGGAATTTGCCAAACCTACTTTGGTATATGCTTGTTGTGTACGCAGAATCGGAAGGGCGGGTTTAGCCTGTCCTTCATCATTGAAGAACTCCATGCTTCCAGTTCCGAAGGCAATTAGATGATGCTTATAACGAACTAGTGCAACTCCTCCATCCGGGTCCTGAGAAGCTGTAGTAATACCATAAGTGTTCCATGTAGCAATGTCCGGATACAACAGGCCGGTATCTTGAGGATAAGAGCCTGAAATAAAGCCATCCGAGGTCATTACGTAGTGAACATTATTAAGTTGGATAATAGGACCAGTGATGCCTTTTGTATACGTGGCATTGGTTGGAAAATCGGCATCAGTAATTGTTTGGAGAGATGCGGCTGTAAAGTAACCAGCAGTCGTCACAGCATAAAAACCATCACTGTTGCTAGCTGTGCTTTTTGCTCTGGCAGGATGCACTGTAATTGCCAAAGCGGGAGCACCGAGGTGGGAAATCTCTGATAGATGACAAACACACTCTAGGGTAGTCATGCCCAAAGTAGTTAAATTAATGCTTCCAATTAGTATATTAGAAACGCCCGGACGGTATTGAATGATCCTAAGAAAGTAATTTGGAGCACTGTAATCTGGATAGGCAGCAATAATAACTTCAGTGGCTGTGGACCTCATACCCAACACAGCAATGGGAGCACTTTTTCCAACAGTCAGGTGAGTATTAAGATCCGAATTTCCAGTATTTGGATTGTTAAAGGCAGGACGAGATAAGAGCCTCATCTGTCCTTCATCAGGACGAACAGGATCTTTGCTAATCACCGGAAACATATTAACCAGTACTTGTCTATCTGAAGATTGTCGGTTAAGCGAGTTGTAAGGAGCTTGATAAGCCTCCTCCGTAGAATACAACGGAATCTGGACTACATCGCGCTTGGCTTGTAGGCGAACATCACCCATTATTCACTCCAACTTGCGAAGGGTTGAAAAGTAATCGAGCCATCTTCTTGGTCAAACGACATGGCAATAGCCTTGTGCGTCTGGGCCTTCTTGGTAATCTGGGCACGATCCGCGATAGGCACGCCGTACTCATAGGCCAATTGTTCAGCCAGTGCCCATACAAGAGCATTGTACAGATACTTGGGAATGCCCGGATTGTCGGTACTCGTATCGAAGTCCATCAAGCCAGCTTGGAAAGTAACAGCAATTGTTCCAGAATTAGTCGTGACAAAATTGTCATCTGGTACAGGCCACAGATAAAGGTTCGACGTTGTCGTAGTTGCCGTTGGTTCGGGAGGAACAAGCAAACAAATCCTAGGGGTTCCAGTTGTAAGCCAAGAGGGAACCTTCTCATTCCACTCACTACGAGTATATTGTATAAGCGGAGTACGCCTAATAGCGGTTCCCGTCCCTTCCGTAATATAAGCATCAAGTAGCTTATGCATCGGAGGAGAACCAGTCTGTTGCACATAATTCTGTCCAACAACTGGAGTAAGGGTTGCTGCACCTCTCCAAAACCAGAAATTACCATCAGAATCCCACTCCTTGATAATGTCGTTCAGGGCCTGCGCCGCTTCAGTAACCGCTGCGGAGTCAGGAGTCTCACCAGTACCAAGGGCACCAATAATCCGCAAGGCTCGCTTGATGATGTCGTCTCTAGTGGTTACATAGTTGTAAGAGTTTGAGAGAGCCATTGTTGTCCTTTATTTCGTTGAGAAATCTACGCCCCAGATCGTTGCTGGCTGTGACGTAAAACCAAGACCGGGATTAATACCTGTAAAATACCCTGCTCCAGTAATTTGTGCAGTACCTTCATGCGAAGGAGGTATGTAATAGGCCGGTCCCGGAATGTCATTGAACCGGACAGACCAGAGTCCTTCTCCAGTAAGTCCATAATACGAGACAATGAAGGATGTTCCTTTCGTTACTGCTACCGGGGCACCCCAATCAAAGGTTTTCCATTGATTGGCATCTGCACTACTGTTATATGCAGGAACACTAGCAATAGCGCTAGAAAGCCACGCTGCTCCATCCCAAACCCACAGAACCAGATTATAAGCGTTAGCTCCAGTAGGATTGGCTACACAGTTACCAATGAAGACTTTTCCCTTGGTGATTGTTATATCCTTCAGTGCAGTATAGGTATTTAGAATAGCCAAATTGGCTAGACGCCCACTTGCCGCTGGTTTGTTTGAATTAATCCTGCGGATATACTTTCTAGGAATTCCCCCAGTAAAGTCTGGTGCAGTGGTAATCGTCGGATCAATAAGAATATCCCAAAGAGGTACCCAGTTTGTTGTAACACTAGTAGGATAGGTGGCAGTACTTGTTACGGTAGGCCAAGTTGTACTAGCATGTCCAAACTGACCAGCAAAATGATTAACATAACAAGGTTCGACAACTTCCATCGACATATTTCCAAAACTCGGATGTGAAGTGGGAGTAGTTATACTCATTTGCGTGGAAGTACCCGCAAAATTCCAAGCTCGTGTCCAAGCCAACGGCTGTCCCTTGTACCTCTGTACAGAAAGGGTTATCAAATTACCATCTTTAACATCCACATCAGAGTATCCGGCATCAGCAAACACAAACCTATTCCAAGAACCCTTTCTAAGTTGAACCTTGCTTTCCCACCTTGCTAGAGCATATGAAGCAATCAGGGTTTCTGTACCAGCAGAATAAAGTTCTACAGTTCCCTGTGCCCACATATGATCGAAGTTCATATCAGGAGGAAGAAAGAAACGAAAACCTTTAAGGGTGAAATTGGTCATGGCTTGAAAATCAGCACCACTATAGGCCACAGCATCACCTGTTTTCATATTACTAGCAGGACCTACCGTTTCGGCAAGATAAAAATCAGGGGCCGAAACTAGTCCTTCTGCTTGTGCATAGTCTTGATAAACCCAAGGGCGGTTGCTATAGATAGGTGACCAATAACCATCATTGTCACTGATGTTTGCATTGTCTGAACGGATAAAAGGAAGTGGATGGAAGTCATTCTTTACCCGATAGAAATCCATTGGATGTCTAGTCTCGTAGTCATCTGAACAGACCATGAGTCCATCCCACCGCTTCTTGAGTTCAGAGGCTTTATATTGAAAGCCACAAACATCACAGATTGCATTGTAAGAGTAGGAACCTCCTTGCGTTGTCATACTTTCCATCTCCTAACGGTAGAGTCCATTTTGTTTTGGCTCACAGTGCTAACCTCTGTACCGGCATCGGTATGGGCCACATCGACAACTCCCGAGCCACTGACTGTACCGTATCCCACACCATCGATCCAAGAAACAGCAGGCATACCATTGATATAACCAAGGATGCTACAAGTATCTTGTTCTTCTGTTGCATTGAGTGTCCCTGTCAGGTTATGAATGAGTGTAGCTATAATGGAACAAGAGTCTTGTGTTTCTGTAGCTGCCAGTGTTCCCGTAATGACTGTAAAGGCCAGTCCCTGAATGTTTGTAGTATCCTGAGCCTCAGTTGCATCTAATGTTCCAGTAATAGTGATTGCACCATTACTTACTGTACCAGCTATATCAGCAGTATCTTGAGCTTCTGTCGCTGCTAAGGTACCTGTAAGGTGTCTGATAAGATTACCAGTAAGAGCGGCAGTGTCTTGATTCTCAGTGGCAGCAAGACTGCCTGTAATTACTGTGTAAGCTACTCCGGACATCGAGGCACTATCTGGAGTATCTGTTACAGCCATTGTTCCAGTTATGACAGCCCCACTGGAAACTGTGCCTGCAATATCTACTGTGTCTTGTGCTTCTGTGGCAGCTAAGGTTCCGGTAATTGCCGTATAGGCTATACCAGCTATAGAGGCCGTATCCTGTGCCTCAGAAATAACCAGAGTTCCTGTGAGAACCGAATACGCAACACCAGAAATACTTGCTGTATCTTGGGCCTCAGTCGCCGCTATAGTACCAGTAACTCCACCAGTACCATTATTAAAACCAACCGCCATGTCTCTGGTGCTACTAGTGCCACCAGTACCAACCGTTACCTTAACATTAACCAGATCACCAGAAGCAATAGCCACTGATCCAGTATCTGTTTTAATACCAGTCTGACCAGTTGTGTACGAAGTGGTTAGGTCAGTCTGATCAGCACCATTAACCCGTAGAACAAAAGTAGTAGATCCACTAGAGATAAGGTTATTGTTTAATTTTGTTCTAAGATACTCCGCTGTGGTAGCAAACCTAAATCGCTGTTTAACATCCGCCTCAGTAGTATTGCCAATACCACCAAAATTAACACCAAGACCTAGATAGTAAGTTGTCGCTGCTGCGAGGGCTATTGTTGCTGAGTCTCCAGCAACAGTCGTCCACTTTCCAGAGGTATTAACAATCCAAGCACTAGAAACACCACCAGTAAAAGTATCAGTACCTGTTCCTGTTACTGTCGACTGTCCGAGTAAATCCCCATCGGAAATTGTTTGAGTGCCGGTGCTATAAACATGAGTATTTGCTGCTGTGTGACTATTTGTAAAAGTAGTTGAAGCAGTACCATTAATAACAAGCTTACGAGATGTTGCTGTGGCGCGGACTGCGGTAGCGTAAGACTGCCAATGAACTATATCTCCACCACCATAGATGGCTATATCAGCATCAGTAGAACCCGTGAGTGTGGCAGAGTAACCATCTCTCCATGGTACATAACGAGTAACACTAGCTGTTGTCAAATTGCCAGTACCAGCACCAGTACCTAAAACAGTGTAAGTATTACCTGAAGATGTAGGTTCAAACTCCAGTGAGGCCGTTGTTACTTGAAGATAATTGGAGCCTGCTTCTGCGGTTGGTGAACCATAAACAGCAAACTCTTCGTTGGCAGTAACAGATACACTATTAGTAGTATCTTCTTTTTCACCTGTTTGATCTGACGTAAAAGAAACAGTAATACTAGTAGAGGCACTGTCTTTGTAAAGCGTTAATGCAGTTGTACTAGAGACTGTGTTTGTAGGTGAGTAAACCCGGAAGTTACGTAGAGTTCCTGCAACAGGAATACGAACTTTAGCACCAGAAAAACCAGTTGCATCTCTAGTCCACCTACCAGCAATTGGCATGTAGGTGGTCGTGGCATCTAAGAACGCATTAGTGGTAGAGTTAGTTAGATTACCAGCGAGGATTAGAGACTTAGCCATAACTAGTCTCTAATTTCAGGCAAGAGTAACCTTGCCCACTCCAAATTTATTGTCAAGCCACTGTTGTGCTCTATTTCGTTGTTGTTGGGTAAGAGCCTTTCCAAAAACGGAAATAGTAAGACTACGAGTACTGCCCTCTCCGAGGAAGGACCAGTTGAAGCCAATGCCATTTTTCCAGACATAGGAACCTTCTGCTGTGATGTCATGCAGACCAAGATCCTCACCTTCCATGCCAAGAAGAAACCGCTCGACCTGATTCTTCGGGCGGTTCTCCTTGTTCAATAGAACATCATAGAGTTGATTGTCCGGAACGTTGGTGTGAACAGTACACTTCTTGACTACAACACCACCCCCAACAATTTCATTACCATTGTAGACTTCTTCAATAGTACAACCGCAAGTATCGGGACTCCAGAGTTTCATGATTAACCGTGAGTAATCGTACCGGTAGTCAGAGTAACCGTATCACCCGCAGTAATCGAAGTGGTCGAAAGTACAATGTTCTCCGAACCAGTACCAACCGTCAGACCATCAACAATAACAGTACCGGTGCTGTTCTTGATCCGAGCTACAGCAGCCGTACCGGTCGCATCAGCACTAGTATCCGAAACATCGGGATCGAAGTCCAACGTCAAGACACCATTCGTAGCAGTGCCAGATGGATCAGCCAGAGTGATAGTCGCCAGAACTGTACCATAAGCTGTCGTGCAGATTTCGATATAACCAGCCCCGGCACCACTATCGATGTCGTTGATAACGTCCGTCATCCGCGTTTGCTTCAAAGAATCACGGTAGGTAACAGCCATGATTAACCTTCCATCAGCGCACGAAGACGCGCTGCCCGTTCATTGTATTCTTGTTCCTTGGCCGAGAGAACACCCTCACGCTTTTGGATCTGATCTTCCCGCAAGTTCAGATGAGCAGCACGCTGGTCGAGAGCCTTATTCTTTTCCAAGATAGCCACTTCTTGCCGATTGATGGTACTAGCATAACTGTCCAACTTGGCAGAGCGTTCCTGAAGTTCTCGACTAGCTTCAGCTTGCTTGGCAGCAGTTTCAACAGCCTGTGCCTCGACTTCCGCAGCCCGGGCGTTAGCCTTGTCCATAATAGCTTCGCCTTCCTTTGCCAGCTTGTCGTGGTAGGCTTGGGCCTGTTCCATCGTGCCAACCAACCCCTGACGGTTCCGCAATTCCTCAACGGCAGTCTTCATTGCTTCCAGTTGTGCCTTGAGTTCTTCAGGATTCGACAAGGCAGAGACAAACCCCATGAACTGCAAGATCCTGTCAGCCTGTGCATAATCGTAGCTAACACTCATAGTTATTCCTTTTTGGTAAGTTTGAAAATCAGGTCAGTTGTTGTATTGACGTAATGTTTAGCAGCGAAGTTACGTGCATCCGTTGCTCGTTGTTTCCATTCCTCTGAGAGGTTGGCTCCTGCCTCAATCTCAAAGTTACTCTTAATGTCGTAATCACCGTAATCCAACTGCTGTAGTTCCCGCCACGGACGATTGAAGTAATGCATACTGGACGGAGCTACAGGGGGCCACTCGTGCGTGTAGTCTTGGTAAGCCCGGGAACTATTGAATGGGGGTACCACAATTACCGCAGTTGCTTCAGGTTTGAGAACTCGGTACAGTTCGTCCATGAACTTCGGACGTTCCTTTCCGGGAATGTGCTCAAAAAAATGACTGCAATACGCAGCATCTACAGAATTATCCTCAAACGGCCAAGGATAGGTTAGCAAATCATGTACGACATCTACCTCGCCTACTTGGTACTTATCAACTCCGATAGCACCTTCTTGCTTCTTCTTACCACAGGCCAGATCTAGAATTACCACAGTACGTCCTCCTTTGCATCATAGTGCCCACACTTGGCGTGTTGGGCTACAACGACGGTACCGCCCTTATGAGCTAACTTTTCCATGTAGTACAGATCTTGTGTATGTGCTGTAATCTTGGAAGTCTCATCATCATACTTCTGTTCCGTCATAAACCAGTTGTCTTCCAATTCGGGGAAGTACTTCTTGAACTGGTCCAGCTTGAACAGAGTGAATCCCATGCCAGTTCCATACGTCCTGATATAGCGGTCCTTGGTCGGGTGAACAACTCGGAAGTTGATCTCTGGAGCATTCACATCTCCGTAGATCATCGGGAATCCTCCCTCTCCTTTGGACCAATACAACGCTCCTGTCACATCGGCATCAGTCTCGATTGCCACAGCCAGAAGTTCAATCAAGGTGTCTGGTTCGGGAATGACATCGTCTTCCCATGTCAGCATATACTTGAACCCTGCATACTTTGATTCACTAAAGATCATCTTCAACGCATGGTTGTAGGCTTCGCCAATCTCCATGCCACACACAAACCCGGGACCAGCAAACTTCTGATTCATCGGGCGCATGATGTGATTCATAGCCGATACCCACTTGGGAGAGAGTCCACTGCCCATGCTACGGGTAGGTGTTATCGCTAGAATGCTTTGGTCTTGGTATTGAGTCTTGAGAATCTTGTCTTCTGCTTTTGCTACTCGCTCACCGTGAGCACCCTTGTAGTCCCACGGACAAAGAATGGTTGGTTGCATATTACTCCTCTAGAAGGGAAATGGCCCCCGAAGGGGCCTTTCCTTGTTACCCTTGTACAACCTTCAGGACACCAATGGCTCCCGTCGCCGTTGCAGCCGTCATCACTAGACGGATGGCAGTTACCGGGAAGGCAATGTTTCCTTGTGCAGACGCTGTCATATTGGACATCGCAGTGTGCTTGTACCAGTCAGTCAGCGTACCCTTCGGATCATCGAAGGTATATTCTACATCACAACTGGCTCCTTTGGAAGCGGTAACGTTAAAACCGAGACCAATACCGAAGTCACCAGAGATCCAGTTAACAGGACAGGGGTTGCTGGAAGCAGCCCCAGTAGTCGTGTTATTGAGGGTAATGGTATTCAGTTGAGCCATACACCCTCCCTATTAGGTTGTACCAAAGCGACCAATAACGAAGCTGTAGGTTTCCGAAGCGGGATCAACCGCTGCTGTCGAGGCATTGATAAAAGTCACCAGAACAGTGTTAGTGGCCGAAACACGAGCACTACCAATCGACACACCAGCCGTTACCGTGGGCTTAGTCACAGAAAGAACAATGTCACCAACCGCAACACCGGCCACAGTAGCCGTTTCTTCTTCTGCCGTTTGGGCCGCAACCGAACCCGGGTCGAAAGTAGCATCGACCTTGAACAACGACAAAAGCGCCGTTTCACCCGCAGGATTGCTCGGGCTAGTCGGACGCACGTTATTGATTACCACACCATTAGAAAAACGAGAACGCCTTGCCATTTCCTTCTCCTCTAGTTATTACGTTTTACCCCACGTGATCGGGACGAGGGAAGAGGTCCCGGGTTTATGGCCCGGGACCCTTTCTACATCATTACGCTCCGGGAGTACCGAAGATACCACGCTTGTCCGAACAGCCCACGCTAAAGCGCATACGGGCCTTGAACTTCGCGTTGTCGGTATCGAAGTCGTCGTCCATCGAGAACGTGTCCTTCACGCGCTCAAACAGCTTAAGCCCGTTCGGAACATCCGTCTTGATAAACCACGCACCCGAACCCGTGGTGAGGTAGTGATTGACCACCACGCCACCCGGATACTTACCCTTCACGACGTTAATCGTGTTGTTATTGGTACCGACTTCATACTCCGTACCCATGATCTTCATGGCATTCAGAGCATCGTCAACCGGAACGATCAGCTTGTTGGGCTTGACCGCGATACGCAGACCACGATCATCCGTGTACTTGGAGATCTGAATCCACGCCGATTCCAGCGACGATTCCGACAAGTCAGCAGCGACAGTCAGAAGGTTCGCCCACGAACCACCCGAGATGTTCGGATGATCAGAGGCGCACAGGACCTTACCGTCACCATAGGTGTAACCAGCGGTGAAAGCACGGTTGAGAACGTTAGCCGCAACGATCTCCTTCGTTTGACGCATCGAACGAGCCAGAGACGAAGCCTTGCGCTTCCCGGCCTTGCTATACAGATCGTCCTCAACCAGTTCCTTAGTGATAACGAAACCGAGCGAGTACGTAACGTGCGTATAGCGGTCCAGAAAGCCCTGTTGCTCCGAATCATACTCAACCGGTTGACCTTCGCCCTTTTGCACGGCGAGGCCAAACGATGCCATCGAAACATCTTCTTCGTAAGCACGGTCCGAAGACTCGACAGAGAAGATATCGGTATATTCCGTCTTCCAGTCATTGTATTCGTCGCCGTACCACTTGTTAACGCCCGGCCAAAGGAGCTTACCCCAGAGACCCGTATTCATAGGTTGTGCCATAATAAATCTCCTCTAGGGTTAGATGCCAGCGTTACCGCTACCACCAGCTTGGTTGAGCGGCCAGTTCCACGCCACATCATACTTGGCGTTGACGTTGCCTTGATCGGCGTAGAAGGTATTGTCAACCTTCTTCGACAATCCAAGCAACTTGAACGGATGACCAGTCGCCGACGAAACCGTCGTGCTGTCAAGCTCAAGACCGGAGACACCGGTTGTATCGTTACCCGTACCAGCGTTAAACGACACGTTCAGACCAATCGAAGCCGCAACGATGGGAGTCGTATCCGCATCTTCTTGGCATTCAAACACAACATCGGGACTCGTAACCACATAAGCGATACGATCCGTCGAAGCTGCGCGATGCTTACGCATCAGGTTATCGGGATCGGGCTTAAACCCAACCACGACGCCAACGACACCAACCGGCATAGCCGTGCTGGAAACCGTTTGTTTGGTAATAATCGGAAGCCCCGCAACATCTTCACCTTGGACACGTGCGCCGTCCGAGGGCGAAGCCCCGGTCATCTTCACGATGTCACCAATGTAGATTGCAGTCGCATCCGACGACGTGACGACAAACTTCGTCACGGCCCCATTAAAGGGTTGTCCGTTAAGATTACGGACGGGCACGAGGCCCTTGGGTGCGTCAACAGCCATAGTAATCTCCTTATTATAGGATGTTATTTATGAAGACACCTAGGCCAGAAGACTGGTACGATTATTTGCGATTGGATTGACCAATCGACACACTTCCGTAGTCAGCATCCTGAGACATGCGATGTCCAGTTTCACTTTTCAACCGTCGCATAGAGCGTTCGGTCTCAAGGATTTCAGCCTCTTGCTCCGCGTCATACTCCTTCTTGTATTCAAGTGGGAGTTTCATGAGGAATGCGGTCATACCACCACCAACACCCTTGCGAAGCCGAGAATCAGTTCCCTTAGAAATATCCACGGTGGGATCTCCACTGCCCTTTACCTCAGACTTGTTTACGAACTCATAGCCAGCTTGCTTGAACGTAAGTAGACGGTCTTCAACGTCGTTAACCCAACGATAGTAAAAGTTTGCAGTATCCAGCCCTAAAACATTAAGTTTGTCTCTTTGTTGATTGACCGAAATGCGTTGCGGTCGTTCTTGCGATTCCCTAGATTCTCGTGTCATGTTTTAGCGCCTCCCATTAACTAGTTTAAAATCCTGCATGAACTGTTCTTTAGTAACGTGACCCCGTTTAACGAGGTTGCGGGCAATTTGCGCTTCTTCTTCTGGGAGTTCGCCCAGAAGTGCGTCGAATTCGGAATTGCCATCCTTTCGTGCTGGACTACCAGCGCCTCGGTTAGAAGCCCCATCCGGAGATGGTGCGCCGACTCTCTTAAATTTGTCAGGAAAGACCTTTCGGACTTCCGTCTCAAGATGCTTGTAAATATCGACATCTTGTGCATTCGGGTTCTTGGTCTTGAGCTTCACGGCTGCTCCGTTGGCCCAGTTCTGAAGAACCTCATCCTTTTCGTACCACGGATTACGAGTTGCCCACTCTTGGTACAACTCATCTGCGGCAGCGGTAGCAGAACTCGCCTTGGGGGCGGGTTGTTGAGCCTTCTCAAGTTCCTTTTCGTGGGCACGGATCTTCTGGTCCAGTTCACGAACGGCCTTGGAGTCTCCTGCTTCTACTGCGGCATCCCTAGCAGCTTGTAGTTCATCGACAGCTTTTTGGTATCCCGCTTCGTACAACTTGCGGTTTTGTTCTGCAAGGTAGTTGACCATGCCTTCCAGTTCGCGCATCTTACCGCTCTGGGACTTGATCTTGCCGAGGAGTTCACCCCGGTCTACGAACACATTGGCGGGTCGCCACGCAGCAGGATCACCCTGCCACTCGTCCTTCGGTACCCAACCTTGTTCCCTTGCCTTAGCCTCAACTTCATCAATAACCGGCGCTTCGGGTGCAGCAACGGCACCTTCTGTATTACCCGGAACAACTTCCGTCTCTACCGGTTTTTGGTCTACAATCTGCTCTTCAGCCATTCTCTGTCTCCTCTAGGACAACTTGGATGTCCTCGTCATTCATCAGGAAGAACTCTTCTTCCGTTTCTGGATGCTTGATCAACTTACCTGCATATCGGGCGAAGATCACACGATCTCCCGGCTTGCACCAAGGTTCCCAATCAGGCTTGTCGAAATCATAGTTCTTCCAGCACATCGGGCCTACTTGCACGACGGTGCCACGATCTGTGGCTTGTTGTTCCAACTTCTGCCCATGGCCGGGACGGGCGATTACAATCCCTCCCGCTGTAACCTCTTCAACCGGATCTCCCTTAACCAATACACGGTGTCCCGGAACTCTAATCTTCAACATCGATCACTCCCTCTTCGGGCTGGATAAACTCAGGACGCCAATTAAGGACTTCGTCGGTGAGCTTTGCGTAGGCCCTGATAAACTGGTCTTCATCCGGGTCTGGTCGACCCCTATTAATCATCTTGGCTACATACATCTCAAGAGTCTCCATCAGAGAACTCATCAACTCTTGTGTACCGGGGTGGTGCTTCCACTCCGAATACCGCTCTACAGTCATGGGCATAAAATCTCCTAAGTCTACTTCTCTTGTTTGTCTTAGATTGTTATTGCTTTTATACAAACCTCTTGTTACAGTGTTCCGACACGCCTGATGCGATTAACCAACGTCAATTCAGGAAGTCGTTCTGCCTTCTTGTCGGGGTCCTTTTCAGCAAAGGCAACAGGAAGGGCATAGTCATAGTTGTCAATGGTAGGATCATTTTCTTCCACAAACGCAAGACCGGTCCAGTCCTCATTCCACACAATGTACTTTACCGCCTTCTTGTACGCCATTACTTTTCTCCTTTTTGAGGGGCTTTTTGTTTAGCTTGTTGTTCTTGCAGTCGCAACTTCTGAGCACCAGAGGCTTCCTTGAATTGCATGTCCATTTGACGCTGCTGATGCTTGGATTGGATGTCAGACACCGAATCCACTTGCTTCATACGTGCGTCCATTAGCATTTCCTGCTGTTTCAATTCTAGCTCTTTCTCCTTGAACTTGAGATCCAACGCCTTCATGTTAGCTTCAAGTTCAGCAATACGTTCCTTCATTTGCATCTCTTGTGTCATCATCTGACTCTCAAGCTGGCTCTTCTGTTGCAGGGCTTGCTGTTGAGCCTGAGCTTGTTGTTGCTTCGGATCAGGCTGTGGCGGGGGAGGAGGTTGCAGCCACTCGTCCACATCCGGCAGTTCCAGCATTTCCAGAGACTTTTGCGTGAAGACTTGCGGGTTGATGGTGCCCATCGGGATCAACTGCCCAATGAACTGCATCTTTTGCTGCCTCATCGCAAAACTATCCCCGGCAGGGTCGGCTCCGGGAGTGATCATCCACTCGGGAAAGTCGTAATCCGACACTTGCAGAGGAATACCAGACAACTGTACTTCTTGTTCCAACGTATCCGGGTTAAGCTTGTTAAGCCGGAAGAGTTTCTTGAACTCCGACTCAAGAGACCGGTAAATCCGCTTGTAGATCGCGGTAAAGACTGCCATGGACTGCTGAACGGTCTCCTGAGTCGTCGTAGCTGGTGTATTCTGCCCGGGCATCTTGCCAACAAAGATCTCTGCGATAGAGGCAAGCTGGTTTCCGGACTGAATCAACAATTGCATCAAATTCATCAAGACTGCACTGGGTTCCTTGGAGGGAAGGGGGAAGATAGACTTCGAAAGGTCGTCTCCGGTGGCGTTAACCACCCTCCATTCCCCGGGTCGAAGGGGCGTATCTCCCATCTTGACCCTCAAACCCTTGCCGATGAGTCCCGACTGGAGGTTATTCAACGTCCCGGCGTCAATAAGTTGATTAATGAGTGTATTAATCGAGATATTGAGGGGTCCGAGCAGTGCTCCGAACCCAAGGGCGTAGATAGAACCGTCCGGATTGGGAATAAATGGGAAAGCAGTAAAATACTCCACCGGCTTGATGTGTAGTATATCACCTTTTTCGTTAAAAGTCACCCCGTCTGAGTCATATCGGGCAACAATTCGCACAACCTTCCGGGAATCCCGGTGGACAGTGACCACATACGGCTCTTCATAGCCGTCCTCATCCAGATCTAGGTAGGTATGCTGCGATAAAAAGACGAGAGGAGTAGAGGAATCTTCACCCGGGCGTTCAAGCTTGTTAGCTATCGCCTCTTTTTCTTTTCCTGCGTCAACAGATGCACTAATATCGTCCAATACATCCAAGAACTCCTCGTCGTTAAGAACTTTTGAGCGGACATCGTTCTCATGGTAGTTGAGAATCTCCGTTTTGCGGTAGGCCGAGTCCAGATCCTTGGCATAATAATTGACTACAAGGTTCTCTGGGAAGACCAGACAGCTTTTATTCCGCTTCTCGATGCCATCGTAGTAGGTTTTCTTGAAGACAACCCCGGAAATGGCGCAAGTCATGAGCAATTTGTCCATGTCTTCTTCCCATCCGGACATGATGTGACGGATCTGGAAGGACATATGATTGGAAACACGCCTAGCAGCGTCCCTGAGGGCCTTGTTGGGGTGCTTCTGGGGTAGGGCCGTGGTCACGATGTGGCCCGTTGTAGGGACCAAGGAGGGGTACGCACGGGCCGAGAACTGCATGGCAGCGGTGGCGATCAGGGGGAACTTGACGTTCGACGCCTTGGGCCATGGGAAAGTCTTATTTTCGCGGATCAGGAGGGCCAACTTGAGCCATTCCTTGTTATTCTTCATCCAATCTTCGCGGGACATCTCGTCGGACTCATATCCGGTGAGGACTTGTTCTGCAATCTTGTGCAGCCTGTCCTCGCCATCCTTCTTCTTTCGAATATGCTTGGCGAGATTCGCCTGAGAAAGGGCGAAGTCAATGTATTTCTGCATCGGATCGGTGGTAGGAGCGGTCTCTTGACCGGCTTCCATGGCAGGACCCTCTTGCGGAGGAGCGCTTTGCGCCGCCAGCATTGCAGGATCAGCGCCGCCGCCACCCATCTGGTCCATTCCCGGCATCCCTTGTTGCATCCCCTGTGAGGGGTCATTCATCATAGTGCCTTGGCCTTGATCCATAGTTTAGTATCC